TCGCCGGTTTTTTGCTGACGAAGCGGGCCAAGGGCGAGAGCGAATAAACCTCCCCAACCAGGTAGAAGACGCGATGGCGGATCTCGCCATCGTCTTCCACTGGACCCCGCAAGACTGCGCCGCTTTCACCCTGCGCGAACTCATGGCCTGGCGAGAACGGGCGCGCAAACGTAGCACCACCACCGACACCAGGAGCCAGCGTGGCCGGTAACAACCTCAAGCTGCAGGTCATTTTAAACGCCGTGGATAGGGCCACCCGCCCGCTGCGAGCCATCGACCGTGCCAGCCAGGCCGCGTCCCAGGCCATGCGTGAAAACCGCGACCGCCTAAAGCAGTTGCAGGCCACGCAGAAGAACGTCAGCTCCTTTCGTACCCTCACCCGGCAATCTACGGAAACCGCCACCGCCCTGCGCGAACAGCAAGAGCGCATCCGCCGCCTCTCGCAGCAAATGCAAACCCACCAGGGTGACACCGCCGCCCTGCGCGCCGAACGGCAAAAGGCCATTACCCAAGCGCGCAGGCTTAGCCAGCGGGTGGATGAAGAACGCCAGCAGCTCCAGCGGCTGCGCAGCACCCTAAACGAAAACGGCGTCAGCACCGCCCACCTCTCCCGCGATCAACGCCGGCTTTCCAGCGACATCCAGCAGGCCAATACCGCCGTGGAAGAGCAGCGGCAGCGGCTCAAACGGCTGGCCGAACAGCAACGCAACGCCGCCCAAGCGCGTAGCCGCTACGACCGCGCCATGAGCCTGCGTAGCAGCATGGCCGGTACCGGCGCAGGCATGGTGGCCAGCGGCGGTGCCGCGCTGTACGCCGGGGCACGGCTGCTGGCCCCCGGTGTTGAATACGGGGAATCCATGTCGCGGGTGCAAGCGCTCACCCGCCTGGAAGGAGACGACGAACGCCTGGCAGCGCTTCGCCAGCAAGCCCGGGAGCTAGGGGCCACCACCGCCTTTAGCGCCGGGCAATCCGCCGATGCCCAAGGCTACCTAGCGATGGCCGGTTTCGACCCCGCCGCCATTCAAGCGGCCATGCCGGATATGCTCAACCTGGCACTGGCCAACCAAACGGATCTCGCCCGCACGGCGGATATCTCCTCCAACATCCTCTCCGGCTTTGGGTTAGACCCCGCCGAGATGGGCCGCGTGGGCGATGTGCTGACCGCCACCACCACCCGGGCCAACGTCGATTTAGAGATGCTCGGCGAGTCGATGAAGTACGTCGCCCCGCAAGCGCGGGCGATGAATATGTCGCTGGAACAATCCGCCGCCATGGCCGGGCTGCTGGGCAACGTGGGTATTCAGGGCAGCCAGGCAGGCACCACCCTGCGCGCCATGGTCACCCGCTTGGCCGCCCCCACCGGGGCCGCCGCCGGTGCGCTGGCCGACCTCGGCGTGAACGCCAAAGACGCCGAAGGCAACCTGCGCGACATCCCCCGCATTCTCACTGATGTGGCAAGAGCCACCGAAGCGATGGGCAACGCCGACCGCGCCGCCTACTTAAAAGACATCTTCGGCGAAGAACCCGGCGCAGGCATGGCGGAACTGATCGCCCAGCAGGGCAGCGATGGCATCGAAGCGTTTGTCGAGATCCTCTCCAACGCCGCCGGGGAAAACGCCCGGGTGGCGAAAACCATGGCCGACAACATCGGCGGCGACCTGAAATCGCTCAAATCGGCCTGGGATGAAGTGGGCATCTCGATCACCGAGACCAACAACGGCGCGCTGCGCGGACTGATTCAGAACGTCACCGCCATTACCCGCAGCATTGGCCGCTGGATCAACGAAAACCCCAAGCTGGCAGGCACCCTCGCCAAAGCCGCCGCCCTGGTGGCGGTGCTGGTGGCAGCGGGTGGCGCGCTTACGCTGATGCTCGCCTCCATACTCGGCCCCTTCGCCATGGTGCGCTTTGGCATGGCAATGCTTGGCCCGCAGGCGCTGATGGTGGGTAAAGCGCTCACCTGGTTAGGCGGGGTGATTCGCGCCGTGGGCATGCTGGCCGTTGCCAACCCCATTGGCGTAGCGGTGGCCGCCATTGCCGCTGCGGCGTATCTCATCTACCGCTACTGGGAACCCATCAAAGCCTTCTTCCAAGGCTTGTGGCAGCAGGTGAAAACCGCGTTCGGTGATGGGCTTGGGGCAGTCGCGCAGCTGCTCATGAACTGGTCGCCGCTGGGCTTGTTATATCGAGGCATCACCACTGCGCTCACCGCCCTGGGCGTGGAAATCCCCGAGCAATTCCGCTCGCTGGGCAGCGCCATCGTGGATGGCCTGATGAGCGGGCTCTCCGGCAAACTCGCCGACCTACGCGACCGTGTGATGGGCATTGCCGGCAACGTGCGCAGCTGGTTTGCCGACGTGCTGGATATCAACAGCCCCTCCCGCGTGTTCACCCAGCTAGGCGGCTACACGGTGGACGGCCTAAACCAAGGGCTAGACGCCCAGCGGGACGAACCCGCTAGACGCATTCAAGAGATCGCCCGCCGCGTGAGCCGCGCCGGAGCCGGGCTGGCACTCGGGGCAGCCACCCTGCCCGCCGTGGCAATGCCCAGCATTGAGCAGCAAACGCCCATCCAGTTCGATAACCGGCCGCCGCTCACTGCTGCCAGTACCCAGGCCAGCGGTTTCACGATGGGCGATATCAATATCAACGTCACGCCCGCCCCCGGCATGAACGAACAACAGCTCGCCCAGTACGTGGCGCAGGAAGTGCAGCGCGCCCTCACCAACGCCCAGCGCGACGCCCAGGCGCGGCAGCGTTCGTCACTGCGCGACCTCGACTAACCGGAGAACTGATCATGTTAATGGCGTTAGGCATGTTTGTATTTGAGACCCGCAGCGTGCCGTACCAGGAACTAAAACGCATCACCGAATGGCGGCACCCCAGCCAATCCCGCGTGGGGCAGCGGCCCGCCTACCAGTTCACAGGCCCAGGCGCAGACACCATCACCCTAAGCGGTACCCTGCTGCCCACCTTCACCGGCGGCCGTTTTAGCCTGGATGAGATTCGCGAGATGGCCGACCAGGGCAACGCCTGGCCGCTGGTCGAAGGTACCGGCCGCCAGTACGGCCTTTGGGTAGTCACCCGCGTGGAAGAAACCAGCAGCCACTTCTTCCGCGACGGTGCCGCAGAGAAGATCGAGTTCGTCCTGACGCTGGAACACGTCGATGATGAGCGCACCGACCTGATCGGCCGCTTGGCACTGCCCGCCGTGGCGCGTTTGGCCGGGGGCTACGTATGAACGCTTACCCCAAGCCCAGCTACCGCATCACGCTGGATGGCACCGACATCACCCCGCGCATCAACGGCCGCCTGATCAGCCTCTCGCTGCGCGAGCAGCGTGGGCTGGAAGCCGACCAGCTGGACATTACCCTGGCCGACCACGACGGCCAGCTCGCCATTCCCCCACGCGGGGCAGAGCTACAGGTGGCCTTTGGCTGGCAGGAGGAAGGGCTGGTGGATAAGGGCCGCTTTACGGTGGATGAAGTGCAGCACAGCGGCACGCCGGACCAGCTCACCATTCGCGCCCGCTCGGCGGATATGCGCGGCCAACTGCCCGGCAAGCGCACCCAGGGCTGGCACGATGTCACGCTGGGCGAGATCGTCACCACCATTGCAGATCGCAATAGCTTAGAGCCGGTGGTGGCCGCCGCGCTCAACGGCATCCGCATTGGCCATATCGACCAAACCGACGAATCCGACCTGAATTTTCTCACCCGCCTGGGCGAGCGTTACGATGCCATTGCCGCCATCAAAGCCGGGCGCATGCTGTTCACCGTGGCCGGCCAAGGGCTCACCGCCAGCGGCCGCGCCATGCCCGCCATCACCCTCACCCGCCGCGACGGCGACCAGCACCGCTACAGCGTGACCGACCGCGACGCCTACAGCGGCGTAAAAGCCTACTGGAACGACACGCGAGGCGCAGAGCGCCAAACCGTACTAGCAGGCACCGACGAGAACGCCAAACAGCTACGCCCCACCTATGCCACGGAAGACGACGCCCTGGCCGCCGCCCGCGCCGAATGGCAGCGCATACAGCGTGGCCTTGCAGAGTTTGAGCTTACGCTGGCACTGGGCCGAGCCGACCTGCTGCCCGAAACCCCGCTTACGCTAACGGGCTTCAAGCCTCAGATCGACGCCACGGCCTGGCTGGTGAGCGAGGTCACGCACTCGCTGAATGATGGAGGGTTTGGGACGGTGGTG